CCATTTCAGTGCTTGAGTTGTGGTGCAGCGGGTGCCGTAGTAAGTCAGCCCATCCAACCAAGTAGTTGCTGAAATAATTGCACGGTTTTTTTGGTCGTCTGTCTTGTCGTCCCAGTTGGCGCTGCTTGGGACAGTTTCAAAGTAGGAGTTAGCCTCGGCCAGCGTTACATAGCTGTTGGCCGAAGCACCTTGAAGAGTGGCGTCGATTGTTGCGGCCACGGCCTAGTACAACCTTTTTCTGAGTCTAGCTTTGGTCTTCTTTGCGGGTTTGGGTAATACGCAGGCGTGGTAAACCGTTCCGCCGGTTAGTTCGATTTGCGCTTGGTACTCGCCTAGATCGTTTTTTGGGACGTCGATAAAGCTTTTTGTGTTATTAGTCAGAATGAAGAGTCGCACTAATTCCATGACAGCCCAAAAATCTGATTCAGATGCCTGCAGCGTAAAGAAGCCGTCTACCAAGGCTTGCGGGTTGAAAAAACCTGCAGCCGACAAGCCTCGGAAGTGGTCCGACGTCAGCAAGCAAATTATGAAGCTGAGGTCCAATGGTTCGACTGTTCCGGAGATTGCGGCTGAGTTGAAGCTCAATTACGCACTGGTAAACCAACACTGCCTGCGGTCGTACAAAATGACCGTCCGAAGTGAAGAAGTGTTCGACCGCTGGGAGAAGAACCGGCTGGGCCTGGCTTGATAGGCAAGAAAAAAGCCCCCTTTCGGGGGCTAGCAGCTCCTGTTTCCTTTTTGAGATTATCAGGAGTAAGCGGTGCTGTCGAACGGAGTGTTGACAAGCAGACGCACGATGGGCACCATCTTGGTGGTTGCAAACACCAAGCCCCAGCTGCTGGTGTTAGCCAGGTTGCCGGAGGTTGCGGCGTTGGTGGGGTTGTCGCCAGCGGCGGCCCACTTGGTGCCGGTGATGTGGAAACCGTAGTGGTAATCCACAGCCAGGATGTCCTGCATGGACAGGATGTTCCGGTCGGCGGCGAGGCGCAGATCCTGTTGGATGCCCTCGGAAACAACGCCTGACTTGAACATGTAGACGGGGTACTTCACCGCGTGGGTTGAAGTACCACCAGCCAGATAGGTCAGCTGGTCGTCGATCACAACGCGCAGACCCGCGAAGGTTGCGACTTGGGGATCGCCGATGCCAACACCGCCGCCACCCCAGGACACTGCGCCGCCAGCGGCCAGAGCAGAGGTAGAGAAGGTCAGCATTCCGATCTGTTGCAGGTAATAAGCAACAGCGGAGTGCATGGCGATCGTGTCGATCTCTTCGCCACGCTCACCCAGCAGGTTCTTGGCTTCCAGGACGTTGCCAACGGAGATGTAGTTGGCTTCGGCTGGGGTTGCACCAGAGACGGTTGCGTCGTACTGGTTGGCTCCAAGAACGCCAGCAGCGGAGATGCCACCGAACAGACCCAGCAGTTGAGCCTTGAGGGTGGAAGTCTTCAGCTTGTTGATTGCGGCGGTCAGCTGATTACGCACGTGTGCGAGAGGATCAGCGCCGGAACCAAGCTTGCTGAGGTCATCAGCGGCGTAGCTGAAGCCGCGATGCAGCAGAGTCATGATCTGCTCGTCGGCTGAGGTTCCCTGAGGGGTCAGGTAACCAGCTCCACCGGTGCCCCAGGTGGCGTTGCTGAGGATTTGCTCCTCAGTGGGGTTGATGGGGTCATGGAACGGCACACGCACGCGGGTACCGCCGGCACGGGCGTCCAGAGCGGCGTTGCGCTGGATGATGCCGCTTTGCACCCACTTTGATTGCTCGAAGATGCCTTCAGAGGTGTACTGAAGGAATTCGGGGCGCGTAACGAGATCCGACAGGAATGTTCCGCCGGAATAGTTTTCAGAAATAGCAGCCATTTGACGGGCCTAAAAGAGGGTTTGCGGAGCGTCCCACTAGGACATGCGGCCAGCTTCAGCTTTAAGTAGACGAGCCTTTTCCGGATCCTTATTGAGAAGAATCATCTGCTCGGTTACGTTAAAACTGTCTTTCAACCACGGGTTGGACTGGCCTGGAAGAGCGGTACTACGGGCACTACCCGCAACACCCATTCCGGCGGTATTTGTGGCTGCAAAGTGATGTTCGTAGCCACTGCCGGGATTTTTTAGGTTGGCCACATACTCGGCCACCGGAGTTTCTACGCCTCCGATAACAGCCACAGGCTGTCCATCTTTTGAACGCAGATTGTCCTCAACTAGACGATACAGCTGGTCCGGGGCTAATGCACCAGCACTTGACAACTGAGAGATAGCAGCCGCTTTAAGTTGCTCTTTTGAGTAACCCTGGCGGATCTGCTCTACTTCTGACTCTTTGTCAGTCAGTTGTTGCTTCAGTGTTGTAATCGTCTGTTGAGCGTCTTCCCACAGAGTCTTGTACTCGCCTGATTCGGCAAGTTTCGCTTCTTGGGCTTGTTTCTGAGCGGCTTGAACCGAATCAAGCTGTTGTTGCAGCTTTTCGCGGTTCTCTTTGTCCTTCCGACGCTCGTTGATGAGCTCGAAATTCTTTGCCTTCAGTGCCTCAAGTTGCGCAGAGAGGTCTTCAGTAACAGTCACAGACTGAGCAGATGCATTCTCCACAGGAGGTTGCGCTTGCTGTTCTTCAGACACGTTGTTTAGTAATTAACCAGTATTAGTCTACAGAATTCTCTTCAACTACATCTTGAGGTTGTTGTACTACAGGAGGCTCAGGTTTTTCGGCTTCGAACTGCTCAATTCGCGCTAGTTCTTGGTCCATGTCAACGTTGTCAGGCAAAATTTCGCCACGACGCAGTACTTCAAGCAGCATTTCGTCGCTAATCTTGCCGTTTTCGTTCAGGGCAGAAAGTACAGCGACGTCTTGACCAATCAAGCGGTAGTAGTCGAAGTCACGGTCAACAGTGATTGTTGGTGGCTCGATACCGACGTACTTGCCGGCCAATGCAAAGGCTTGATTGAGAGCGCTTTCGAGTTCTTGGCTGATAATCGCCAGCACTGAGTTGCTCTGGGCTTGGTCAATGCGTTTGGCTTCAGCTGACTCGGCGACAAATTTCTGGCCGAAGAGTTTAGTGACGCCCAACGTTGACATTTGACCCTCCAGTGACTGGAGTTCTTGCATCTGTGCGTCGAAGCTGGTGGCGTCGGCCTGCACGTAGTACGCCTTGTTGCCGGGCTGCATGGCGATGGCGTAGTTAACGCCCATTGATGCCGCGCCGGTTGTGTCATCCCAGCCCTCGAGGACCAGGGTTGGCATTGCAGCGATGTGCAGTGCGTGGATCAGGTCAGCTTGTCGCTGATAGTGGGTGATATTGAGGTTTGCGATGTCAAGCAGGGGCGGTTGAGAGCGCAACATGCCCCGGCGGTTGCTGTAAATGGGCACAACCGGAATTTCATCCAGGCTGAATCCTCCGGTTTGGGAGAACTCGACGACATCCTCTCCCAGCGTGTACAAGTCATAGCGTCCCGGGTAAATGACCCGCATCTGTTCGACTTGTTCTTCGCCGAAGTCGTTTAGAGGCCGGGTGGTGTACTCATGAATTCTGATTTGGGTAAGGGGACTTCCAGGTTGGGTATAGTCGGCTTGCCGCCAGCCCCAGATTTGAGGCGCTTCAACGTGGCAGAAGTAGGGGCGTCGACCCTCGGCACGCTCCTCTGCAAGATTTCGAGCACCAGTAGCGGCGGGATAGTCAACCAAGATAGCGCTATGGCCATAAGTAAGACTGCTAACGAGAGCACGACGCGCATATTCATTAATGTTGGAACCTATGCCATCAATATTCTCGCTCAGTTCTGTCCAGTACGCATCCCCCTCAATTTGGATGGGTTTGCGAAGAATTGCACCGGCCGCAGTTTCAATCAGACGACTGGTGTAAGGCGATAAAACGCTGCGGTCGACTCGGGTCTCATATGCCTCATCATCTTCTCTTGGTTCTTGCGGCAAAAATTCATCGCTGCAATCGCGAATGAAGTTTGTTCCGCGAGTGACGGAAGCCATCACCTTCCAGTCGGCCATCATCGCGATGACGTCTAGATCCCTGACGAACGGTGATTCGCTGACTACAGCGCCCGTTGGTGGAATGTTTGCGCTGTAGACCACGGCTTTAGTTCTACTTTTTACTATTTTGGCAGAGGCTCACCACTTCACACGATTAGCCCAGTAAGCCGCAGACATCTTGCCTTTCGCAATGTTCTTTGCATGGCGCGCTTTGAAAGACTTATTACGGGCGCTGCCTTTTGGACTGCCCTTGACGCCTTGCTGTCCAAAACGAATAAGTTTTACTCGATCACCCTCTTTTGCAAGGACAGCATGTGACTTTTTGGGGTGGCCGGGTGTGCGTTTTGGCTTGTTGTAGCCGCTAAATTTTTCGCCTCGACGCTCAATCGCCATCGTCTTCGACCGAGATCATGACTTCTATACCGGATGCTAGACGCACCATCAGCCCAGCGAAGTCTTCGACGTCGTTGGGAGTCATGAATGTGAAGGTCGCGACTGTGGTGTGACTATCTGCATCCACGTCGATGTGTTTGCAGTAACCGGGAACAATCCGTGTACCCATTACTTCTTTTTTGGCTTGCGCTTTTTGGCGGTCTTGGCGGAGTCTTTGAAGTCCTTGGCGGTTGGTGCGCCTTTTGAACCAGGCTTACGCATTTTTTCGCCAGATCCCGCTGCAATACGTTTCCGTTTTGCATTGATGTTGGCGTACAAGCCGCGCTTTTTACGCATGGTTCCGGCCGTCAATAGTTAGATGCTACTTCTTTTTGCCAGTCTTCTTCATTGGCTTTTTCTTTTTGGCTGGACGACCGCGTTTTGATCCGTAAGTTCCAGGGCCTTGGGGCATTTGAAACCTCAGGTGAGATAAGGCCAGCCTAGTTGGAAATCACGTAGCCACACGTCTTCATCTACAGGACGAGACCTGATAAACCTGCTCAAAGTGGTCTTTAACACGCTCAAAGGCATGTCAAGCTCCTTTGCTTTTACGGCGACGTTCGTTTGCCCTTTGTAGAGCTCGTACAAGGCTTCTTCTAGTTCTGGAGTCACTTCGAGCTTTTCTTTTTACCCTTCGCCAAAGATTTGAGATAGCCCTCGCACCGCGCCTTAGCAGGGTTTTTGCTCCCTTTGGCAGCAGGTTTCTTTTTCTTCGATGAACCCGACGAGCCACGCATAACTTGTTAGGACGCTTACCACACACGATAGTTCGTGGCCCCGATGTTCTCAGGTTTAGCCAGGTTGAATACTTGTAGGCATAAGTAGCCCAAAGCATCGAAAGCATGGTCAACACCGAGGTTTTTGTTGGGTAGGCCCGTCCCAGGGGCGTAGGTCAGGGTGCGAAGGGACTTAATTAGTTCTTTGCAGCGGGGGTGGATGAACAGGCGGCGGGTACTGGTGGCGTCGAGGAGGGCGGTGTTGACGCAGGTGATCTTGTCGCGGATCTTCCAGGGGGCCTTGGGGGTCGACACGGTGAAGCCGGATTTGCGCAGGATGCTGTGGTCCGTTGTTCCGACGCCTTGGGTTTTGCGGGCACCGCCGGTGGGGTCGGGGCAGCTGATGATGCGGCGATCCACGCCATAGCGGCGTTGGACCTCTTCGCAGAAATCCCAGGTGGTTGCGCCGCCGGTCATGATGATCTCGTCGAAAACCCAGAGCACGTCGCCTTTTTTGACGGCGCAGATGCCGGACATGGGGTCCACGTTGAAGTCGACGCCTAGCAGGAGGGGGAGGACCGGGAGGTCTTGGACTTCTTTGGAGATGTTGGCGTCGGCGAAGCTGATGGCAACTAGGCCGCTGAGGTTCTCGAATGACGCTTCGAATTCCTGGCGGAACGTGCGCGCATCAAGCTGAGCTCGGGCTGCGGCGACTTCTTCGGGTGGGACGTTACCGCCTTCGATGGTTGTGAAGCACCAGCGTGCCCACTCTCCGGTTTTGTCTTCGGGGACATAGCACCACATGTCATAGAACCAGCTGGCGGTTCCGTCTGGGGTGGAGATAAAAAGCGCCCAGCCTTGTTTGTCGGCGAGGGCAGGGCGGATGACTTCGAACCAGACACTTGTGTCCATGAACGCGGCTTCGTCCAGGACAACGCCTGCGAGAGAGCGGCCGCGAAGGGCCATGGCGTTTTCGGTGCCCTTGAGTTCGATGGTGGAGTCGTTGACCAGTTCGATCTTGAGGTCCGTTTCATTTTTGGCGCGAATAAATTGAGGTGGGATGATCTTTTTGATCGTTTTCCAGGCAATGTCTTTTGCCATTCGGTACGTCGGGGCGCAGTAGAAAAACGTTTCGCCCGGACGATTGACTGCCTTAAGGAATAGTTCGATGCACGCGAGGTAGGACTTACCGAAGCGGCGGCCGGCAACAAGGACACGGAAGCGTTTGTTGCTATTGAAAACTTCGGATTGGGCGTGTCTGAGGCTTAGATCAAGCGTTTTCGACATCTTCGGTCTCGGTTACATCAATT